CATTAGGTGAAGATATTGGCTCAAGTCCATCTACTTTAAAAATAGGACCTAGAGGAGATGGAGTTGGTTTTAATTCTCAAAGAGTTGGAAATGCATTAGTATATAACCGTGCGTTATCAGCAGCTGAAGTATTACAAAATTTTAATGCTAATAGAAGACGATTTGGAGTTTAATAATATTTTACTTATATTTATTGGAAATACTAAAATCTCGTTATGGACAAATTCGTTGTGTTCCACGTAGAAGGTGGCCTTGGTAAAAACGTTGCCTCTACTGCTGTCGTTAAAAGCATTGCTGAAAAACATAAAGACAGAAAATTAATTGTGATGGCTTCATTTCCTGAAGTCTTTTTAAACAATCCTTACGTACATAGAGTGTATCGTTTAGGTATGACTCCTTATTTTTGGGACGATTACATTAGCGGTAAAGACACTATTGTATTAAGACGTGAGCCTTATTTTGAAACGTCTCACATTATGCAATCAACACCATTGCATGAAACCTGGCATAAAATGTATGATTTACCTTATAAAAAAGGTGAAAGCTTACCTGAATTGTATATGAATATGATTCAAAATGAAATGCCTATTACATGGAATAGACAAAGACCAATCTTGTTGTTACATACAAATGGAGGTCCTTTGATGGATGGTGCTCCAATTTATGCTTGGTCTAGAGATATGCCAAGATATGTTGCTGAAGCTATTGTTCAGAATTTTGGACAGCAATTCCACATTATCCAGGTTGTAAAACATCAATCTCAAGGTATCCAATCTCCATTAGTTGAGGTTGTTGATAGACAAATGTCAAACTTTGAATTGTTCTCATTAGTAAGAGCATCAGCAAAAAGAGTATTGATTGATTCTTGTTTACAACACGCAGCTGCAGCTTACAAATTACCTTCTACAGTATTATGGGTTGGTACCCACCCAGAAATGTTTGGTTATTCAATGCACACAAACATTGTAGCAAAAGAACCTGTTGGTAATGTTAAGAAAATTGATGCTTCGTACTTTGATTATTCATTAGACGGACAGTTCCACGAGTGCCCTTATAACAGCCCAGAGGAAATGTTTGATGTGAATGAAGTATTGAAGGCAGTAAATAAAAATTAATGCACGTTATATACCGAATTAGTGAAGCGGGTTATCCAAAAGATAAGCCTGACTACATTAACAATAAAAATTGTTTTGAAAACGCTTTAAGAACATTTAATAAAGCATACTGGTGGGTTATCGCTGATAACGTAAGCGATGAAACCAAAGATTATCTCAACAGCAAATTAAAAACAGTAGAATATGTTAGTGTAGGTCATGGAGCAGGAACATTTAATCTTGCTTTAGACTTTGCTTTAGCACTTCCTGATCCAAATGAAGTAGTATATTTCCTAGAAAATGACTATCTACATAAACCCGAAGCTGATAAAATATTAGAGGATGGAGTTATAGAAATGGGATTTGATTATGTAACCGCTTATGACCACCCAGACAAATATCTAAACCCGATTGAGGGTGGAAATCCATTTTGTAGTGGGAGGGCAGAGGATACTAGAGTATATTTAGGAGAATATTGTCATTGGAAACTAACTAATAGTACTACAATGACGTTTGCAGCAAAGGTAAAAACATTGAAAGAAGATGAGGAAATATTACGTAAGTGGACTAAAGATACTTACCCATACGACTTTCAAATGTTTATGGAGCTAAAACAAATAGGTAGAAGATTAGCATCCGCAATACCTGGATTTGCAACACACGGAGAAACTGATTGGTTATCTCCATTAACAAACTGGAAACAAGAGTTATGAAACAATTAGCAGCATTTATTATCGAAGATAGATTCTTCGAAGATTTTGGTAAAACATGTAGTGAACATTTTAAGCACCTTCCTAAAGGTACTGATTTATTTGTTTACACATCTGAGGAAAATAAGGAAAAATATACTGAGCAGCTTAAAAAATACAAGCTAACCGCTACATTCTTACCCTATAACCAAAATCAAGAAACACCAATATCAATCAAATACATCCCAGGATTATCTCAGTTGTTAGAAGACCCACGTATGAAATCTTTGTTTAATATGTGTATGGTAATGACGACACCTGAATTTTGGAAAGATTATTTTGATTATGAGCGCGTATTAATATTCCAACGCGACACAGCAATATTAAGAGGCGGTATTGATGGTTTCTTTGAATATGATTATGTAGGTGCACCGTGTTATAATTTTGTTAAAGACCAAACTATACAAAATGGTGGATTATCATTACGTAATCCACGAGTGATGGAATATATTTGCCGTATGTATGGATGGAAGACAGACCTACAAGATATGATGGTAGTAGGACAATATTCATCAGCATCGTTCTTTGCAGAAGATATATTTTTCTGTTTACGTTTGATTAAATATAATGCTGGTAAATTAGCGCCGCTTGATGTATCGCAGCGATTCAGTGTTGAATCACGATTCGCTTTAGGAACACTTGGTTACCATAGAATAGATGCGTATCTTACAGAAGATGAACAAAAACAAATTAAAGAACAATATAAATAACGTTTTTTAAAAATTTGATATATTTATATACGAAACAAAAACAATTATCATGTTAACACTCATTATCGTTTTAGTACTCGCTTCTGCTGTTGCCTTCATCTTAATGAAGAAAGGTAAAATTGCTGATGCAAACAACAACAACATTCCTGATGCTATCGAGAAACCAATCGAAGTAGTAAAAGAAAAAGTTGCTGAAGTAAAAGCTGAAGTAAAACAAGTAGTTGAAAAAGCCAAAAAGCCAGTTGCTAAACAAAACGCACCAAAGAAACCAGCAAAAAAGAATAAATAATATATGGAAAAGATCAGTTTAAAGCTATCTGAGTTTTATCAATTAGACGCTGAATTAAACGGCGTTGTAAACCAAAGTACAGGTGAAAAACTAACTAATGGTTTATTAAGTGAAAAAGTTAAATTAACAACTAAATATTGGTTGTCTGATTTGGCTAAAAAAGTAGCTGCTGAAAAGGAAGCTGTTGAAAAAGTTAAAAACGAACTTATTCAAAAGCACGGCGAAGCAGATGCACAAGGTAACATTAGCATTCCGTTCTACGCTAACGAACAAGTTGACGAAAATGGCAATGTAATTTCACGTGAAGTAAATCCTAAATTTGTTGAATTCCAAAACGAATTCAATGCATTGTTGGATGAAGAGCGTGAATTAGAACACAAAGGTTTTAAGCTTGAAGAATTGGATAGCATCGAATCAGATGAAAACTACCCAGTATTCTTCAAATTGATTAAAGTTGATGAATAAAATTTCAGAAATATTTCAGGCGTGGGTAGCTGCGGCTAAACCCACGTCTGAACAACAAGAAATAGCTGAATATAGATCATCAGTATGTGATGGTTGTGAACATAAAACATATGTTTCAACTATCAATTCTTTTATCTGTGGAAAATGTGGATGTCCACTAAGTAAAAAAGTATTTAGTCCTAGACCAGGACCAGAAGCGTGCCCATTAGCTAAATGGGAAAAATAATATTGTTATGGCAAAACTTACACAAGAAGAAATTCAACAAATTAAAGAATTACAACAAAAATACGATCAAACCGTGTTTGAGTTGGGTTCACTTGAAGCACAAATCATAGTGCTTAACACTCAGATTGACAAAATCAACGAAGAGAAGCGCAATCTAGTTTCAGATCTTAACACCGTTGGTAAAAAAGAATCAGAACTAATCAAAACGCTTCAAGAAAAGTACGGTATTGGCAATCTTGACATAGAAACGGGAGAAATCACACCTATTCAACAATAATCTGCGGTTTATATTGATTTTTGGATATTTATTATTAGGTCAATCCTATTAAAATTTTCAAAAACAATAATATAAAATGGCAGAACAAATTTTATCTCCTGGTGTATTCCAAAATGAATCTGACCAATCATTAGTATCGCAAGGTATACAAGGTACAGCAACAGCAGTCGTTGGTCCTACAGTGTTAGGTCAACCGTATGTTCCTACCTATGTAACTTCATACAGTGAATATGCGTCAAAATTCGGAGAAACATTTAAGAGTGGTAGCTATTACTACGAATACTTTACATCAATGGCCGCTAGGGATTTCTTCCAAAACGGTGGTCAAACATTACTAGTTACTAGAATTATAAGTGATAGTGGTAGTACTTCAGTTAGTACTTATGCTTCTGCTAGTGTAAATGCCTTTGGATATCTTCCAAACACTCCACTTACATCTTCATTCCAACTTGAAACATTAGCTTGGGGTAATGAAATGAACAACACTTCTAGTTTAGCTACAGGTGGTGCTTTAGCAAGTGGTAGTGGTAAGAATGTACGTTGGGAAGTAACGCAAGTAAGTCCAACTTTAGGTACATTTACTTTAGCAATTCGTCAAGGTGACGACAACGTAGCTCAACCTAACTATTTAGAAACATGGCCTAACTTATCATTAGACCCAGCTCAACCTAACTTTATCTCTCGTGTAATTGGTGATATTAAACCAGTTTACAGAGTAGACGTTGATAGTAGCCCGTATATTGATTATACTGGTTCTTATGCTAATGCTTCTCAATATGTTCGTGTTAAATCAGTAACAACTCCACAAATCGATTCTATCGACAATAGTGGTGCTTATAAAGCTGCTCAATACAGTGGTAGCTTACCAGCAACTGGTAGTGGTTCATTCGGTGGTTCATTTGCAGGTGGCTTAGTAGCTACAACTAATGAGCAATTAATGAATGAAGCTATCACTGCAACTAATATTCAAGGTTTCTCTGGTGCTAACTATACAGCTGCTTTCAACTTATTAGCAAATAAGGATGATTACAGATTTAATGTATTATTAGCTCCTGGTGTTAGCTTTGATACTACAGGAAATGCATTATCAATTATGATTTCAACAGCTGAAGGTCGTGGTGATGCAATTGCACTTGTAGATACTAAAAAGTATGGTGCTGTTGTTTCTACAGCTGCTACAGCTGCTGCTGGACAAAACAGTAACTACGCAGCTACTTACTGGCCTTGGGTTCAATTATACTCAAGCGGATTAGGTAAGGCTGTTTGGGCTCCTCCAACAACTGTAATGGGTGGTGTTTTAGCATTCAACGACCAAGTTGGTGCTGAATGGTTCGCTCCTGCAGGTTTAAATCGTGGTGGTGTTCCTTCAGTATTAAAAGCTGAAAGAAAATTAACTCAAAACGATCGTGATACATTATACAATGCAAATGTTAACCCATTAGCTACATTCCCTGGAAATGGTGTTGTAGTATTTGGTCAGAAAACATTACAAAAGAAATCAACAGCTCTTGATCGCGTAAATGTTCGTCGTTTATTGATTGCATTAAAAGACTTTATTGGCCAAGTAGGTAATAACTTAGTATTCGAACAAAATACTGCAGTTACTCGTAACCGTTTCTTAAGCCAAGTAAACCCATACTTAGATTCAGTAGTACAAAGACAAGGTTTATATGCTTACAAAGTAGTGATGGATGAATCAAACAACACTCCTGATGTAATCGACAGAAACCAATTAGTAGGTCAGATCTATATCCAACCAACTAAGACAGCTGAATTTATTATATTGAATTTCAACGTATTACCAACTGGCGCTACATTCCCTGCATAAGGGGATGTAGTTGCTAATATTTATTAATAGCAATTTAAACAATAATATAAAATGGCTGTATTATCACCAAACGAAATAATGTTCACAGCGTTTGAACCAAAAGTTCAGAACCGTTTTATCATGTACATCGATGGTATTCCTGCGTACTTGATTAAAAGTGCAACTGCACCTGGATTTGAAGCTGGTGAAATTATTTTAGATCACATCAACGTTTACCGTAAAGTTAAGGGTAAAGTTAGATGGAACGATATGACTTTAGGATTATACGATCCTGTAACTCCAAGTGGTGCTCAAGCTGTAATGGAATGGGCTCGTTTGGCACACGAATCAGTAACTGGCCGTGATGGTTATTCTGATTTCTACAAGAAAGATTTAACATTAGATATCTTAGGTCCAGTAGGTGATGTAATTGGTGAGTGGATTATCAAAGGTGCTTATTGCAAAACAGCAGCTTTTGGTGAATACGATTGGGCAAATGAAGCCGCAATCAACTTATCAGTAACAATCGCTATGGATTACTGCGTATTGAACTTCTAATTCCTCCTTCATATTTCTTTTTTAAAAGGCGTCTGCTTTGCAGACGTCTTTTCTTTTTGTATATTTATATATATAAAACAAATAAAAGTTTATGGCTGAATTAAAAATTCCAACAGAAATCGTTTCGCTACCTTCAAAAGGTTTATTGTATCCTGAAACATCCCCACTAGCTAAAGGGCAAATTGAAATGAAGTATATGACAGCAAAGGAAGAAGACATTCTTACTAATGCTAACTTCATTCGTCAAGGTACTGTTATTGATAAATTATTACAAGCATTAATTGTAACACCAATTGATTACAATGAATTACTAATTGGTGATAAAAACGCAATATTAGTTGCTGCTCGTGTATTAGGTTATGGTAAAGATTATTCTTTTACTTATAATAACAGAGAAGTATCTGTTGACTTATCAACATTAGAAGATAAAGTGGTTGATGAATCATTATTTACTCGTGGTGTAAATGAATTTAATTTTACATTACCACACTCAGGTAATAATATTACATTCAAACTATTAACACACGGTGATGAACAAAAGATTGAAGCTGAAATTAAAGGTTTACAAAAAGTAAATCCAAATGGCTCAACTGATGTTACTACACGTTTAAAACATATTATCACTTCAGTTGAAGGAAAACGCGAAGCTAAAGATGTTCGTGAATTTGTTGACAATTATTTAATTGCTAAAGACGCAAGAGCATTACGTGAGCATTATACTAAAATTCAACCAGACATTAATTTGATTTACAAACCAGAAGATGATAGTTATGTAGGGGAGGGCATAGCTATTCCTATTTCACTTAACTTTTTTTGGCCTGACTCAGGACTATAGATTAGTACTATTTAGTCAAATCCACGAAATAGTATTTCATGGAAATGGTGGTTACGATTGGGACACGGTTTATAATATGCCAATATGGTTACGTTTGTTCACGTTTAACAAAATGAAAGAACATTACGATAAACAAAAAGAAGAGCAAGAAAAATTAGACAACCAGCTTAAAAATAAACAAAACAAAGAAATAGCGAAACCTAACATAGCACCAACGTACAAAACTAAAGCGCCTACTAAAAAATAGGCGCTTTAAATATTTATATCATATAATATTAATATGCCTCAAACACCAGAAGAACAATTAAGGAACGTCCAACAAATCCAACAAGCTTTAGAAGATGGATTTAGAAGTTTAACTCTTAGCATTCAGAATGTTGCTGAAGAGATAGGAGAGGCTACTGATAATCTTATTACTTTTAATACTATATCAAAGGATATAACAAGAACAGTAAGATCAATAAGTAAAGCAAATGAAGATTTAATTTCTAACCAAATAAAACTTAATAAAGGTCAATTAGAATCTAAAAAAATTCAACAACAAATTGATCAAATAGAAGTTAAAAGATTAGTTTCTCAAAATAGACTTAATTCTCTTCAAGACGAATTAAATGATGCTTTAGCTAGTGGAAGAATAACAGCAGCTGAAGCAGCTGCTAAACAAGCAGAAATAGCCAATTTAACTGCAGAAATAGCTCGATCCGCTCAAGAAGTTACAGATGAATATGAAAAACAACTAGAAGAAGCTAAAAAAATAGAAGCCTCAATGGGTAATTTAGGCAATATAGTAAAAGGCCTAAATAAAATTCCTATACTAGGTAATCTTATCAACAGTGAAAAAGTTTTAGAAAAAATGCAAGAAACTGCAGCTAAAACAAAGAGTATTTTTGCTGTAATGGGTACTGGTATATTTGAAATAGGAAAAAGTATTACTAAAGGCTTAACTGATCCATTAACAGTTGCTATTTTCCTTTTAAATCAAGCTTTAAAAGCTAACAAACAAACAGTAGAACTAGGAAAAGTTTTAGGAGCAAATAGTGATCAATATAGAGAAAATCTAGTAAAAGCTTCTAGAGCAACTACAAATATAAATGTTACAACTGCTAGTTTAACAGATGCTTTTCATGAATTAGTTCAAGCTACTGGCCTTGCTTATGAATACAACCTTGATCAACTTGAAACACAAATTAAATTAACTAAACAAGTTGGTTTACAAGCAGATGAAGCAGCACAAGTACAAAGATTAGGAGTATTAACTGGAAAATCATCAGAAGAAACTTATAAATCGTTTGTTAAAGGATTAGCTGCAACTAGAAATCAACTTAGGGTTGGTATTAATTTTAAGGCTGCTTTAGCCGAATCTCTTAAAGTATCAGGCCAATTAGCAGCAAATTTAGGATACAACCCAGAACGTATAGCAAAAGCTGTTGTTCAAGCTAAGTCATTTGGTATGACTTTAGAACAGGTAGCTAAATCTGGAGAAGCTTTATTAAACTGGGAATCATCTATAGAAAGTGAATTAAAAGCTGAATTAATAACTGGAAAACAAATTAATTTAGAAAGAGCAAGAGCAGCAGCTTTAGTAGGAGACCAAGCGGCATTAGCAGAAGAATTAGCATCAAATATAGGAACATCAGCTGATTTTACTAAAATGAATGTTATCCAACAGAAATCTTTAGCGGAAGCTGTTGGAATGACTTCAGATGAATTAGCTGAAACTTTAAGAAGAAGAGAAGAAGCAATAGCTAGTGGAAAATCTTTAGCTCAAATAAATGAGGAAGAAGCACAAAAAGCACTTGAAAGACAAAGCATTCAAGATAAATTTAACAATGCTATGCTTAGATTACAAGACATAGTTGGTAATTTAGTAGCAGGTCCTTTAGGACAGTTAATTGATGCTTTTGCTACTGTAGCTAGCAGTGCAACCGCTATTAAAATCGCTATGGGAGCTTTAGTAGGGATGTCTATAACTAGATTGGTAACAGGATTGGCAGCTATGGTAATTCCTTTAGTAACAGGTGCTGCTGCTTCTACTACTATGATGAGTGCATTGACTCTTGGAGTTGGTCTTTTTGCAATTTTAGGAAGCATAGCAGCAATTTCGTCAGCAATGAATAGTGCTAAAGAGGAAATGGCTCAAAAACCTGCTACTGAATTTGCAACTGGTGGTATTGTTACTAGTAGAATAGATAATGCTACTGTGGGTGAAGCAGGTCCTGAAGCAATTATACCGTTAAATTCACCAAAAGCAGCGGGAATGTTAGGTGGTGATTTATCGCCTTTAGTAGCCGCTATAAACGAAGTAAGAAACGCAGTAAACGCATTAGCTAGTAAACCTGCACCTGCTGTTGCACTTAACGTAAGCGGTCAAAAATTAGGTGAAATCGTTGGTAGACAATCAGAAACAGGTACAAATCAATACCAAAACGCGTACCGATTAGCCTAACAATCAAATATTTATACGAAACATTTAAATAACAAAACAATGGGATTATTAGAAAAATTAGCGACTGATGGTACATTAAGTTTAAGAGGTGGACAACCTGCAAACTTTGGTGTTAATCCAGTACCGCCAAACTCATTACACAACCTCTACTCAGTTGATGGTAACCCTGATGTAACTTGGAGATTAATTAGTAGAAATCTACCAAATAAACCTCAGCCATCTAAAATGGATGAATTGGATCCAATCGCTCCAAATTTAACACCAGTAGGAGTAGTATCACAAGTGTATAAGTCTAGAACAGGCCGCAGATATAAAGATTTAGGACCTGCAGACGGACGTTATTAATATAATTGAATAAATGCCGTTAATTGACCTACAAACCGATTTAAAGTCTCTTAAATACGGGCAAGACAGGCCTGGAGGGGGATTTAGTGGTCAACCTTTTATAGTAACAAATCCAAACGGTGCTACTAACATTAGCGTTGGTCCTAACAGTATTTTGCGTTTAGTAGGAATAAATAGAATTCCTGCTATACC